GCTTGCAGGTGTATTAACTGGCTTCTTTGTTGTATCAATTTTCAAGCCCCCTACTCGCCAAGTGCCTGCTATTCCTACACCAGGTGATTCTGGTTCCTTTACGACTAAAAGTGGTTGTGTCAAGATTAAAGCAGAACCAGTGCCTTGTTCCTCTTCAGCTGTTTCTCTCAATGTACTTGTAAATGATCGATAAACTTCTAAAACGTAAAGAAACAATAGGCTTATTTGGGTTTATTATCGGGTTTGGTCTCGTCGTTATGTTGCTTCATCATCCAATCAAAAGTGAACGTATGTTAGCTCTTTCGCCAGATAAGTTCGAGGACAAAGAAATTAAAGCCGATGGAAAATGTTATAAATATCGCGTGGAGGATGCTTCGTGTGAAATCACTTCCTCTAAATAAACATGGAAGGTGCAACAGATCTATCCGAACTTTTAGGAGGGCAGCCCGTTCAATCTCCTGCGTTTCAACCAATGGTAACCGGTGGAGGTGACCCTTTTAGCACTCCGTTAAATACTACGCCTCAGAAACCTTCTGCGCCCGATTACTCCCGTCAGTTTTCTGTTCTTCGTGGATCAGTGCGCGGTTTTTTAGGTTACCTGGCATTCTTTCTGGCAGCAGCTATTATGTCTCTTGCATCTACCCGAGAAATGGCTCTTCGTTATGTTCCCCACGCATATAAGGATGGTGGTGTAGTTTCTTACACTGGCGCAGCTGTTCTTGGAGCAGCATCCATGGTAATAGCGTATGTGATTAACACAGTATTTCACACCTTAGTATAATGGACCCAGAAATAAGACGGTCCCTATATTACAGCTCAAGAGGATACCTGGTAGACCCTCCAGCTCTATTTCACCCATATATTTTGGTTGGAGCTGGTGAGATGTTAACTCCTGCGTTTGTTAAAAAATATGAAATTACGCATGTAATCAATTGTGCAACAGAATCTGATTCTCCCACCTGGTTCAAAGAAAAATACCCTGATAAATATTTTTGCATAAATGCTATCGATTCTCTTCACGTTAACATTATGAAGTGGTATCCAGAATTTAAGGCAGCATTAAAGTATTGTTTACAGCAAAGTGATTCACGTAAGATTTATGTTCACTGTCAGTGTGGAATTAATCGAAGCGCTTTCCTTGCTTTGATGTATGTTTGTGACGTATTTAAGTTTCCATTTGGAAAAACTGAGATGTCAGTTCTCAGGCAGAGGCCATGTATGATGACAAATACCTCTTTTCGGCAGCAGGTTTTCAATGCTCTAATTAAAGATGGCAAGCACTGACCAAAATCCTATATGGGACCAAGTTGCCGCGGGGCCCTCAAGTGTAGGCGATTCTATCATGGGACCGAGCTATAGTTATGCAGAAAATATCCAGGGTCCGTCGGCATTAGGTGTTGGTTCTAGAGGAACAATTAGTCAGCTTGGTACCAATACGGGAGCTATTTTTCAGTATGTGAAATACATGATTTCAGGTCCTGCTTTGGGTAACCAATATTTTGTAAATACTGGTGGATCTTGTATTGCATCTGATCTGTCTACTCAGTCACGATACAGTTACATTAATAATGTATCAAGTGGTGCTGGAGTTCTCCCGGAAGCAATGAAAAAAGATTTAGGCAGCGTTGCATCAAATTTTGACGGGTTACTACCAGGTATACTTGAAGATGTTGAAGGGCTAAATCCTGTTCATCTGTTTAGTTCTTTGGCCGCTGATTCAACTCCTTCATGCGAGTGCTATACCTGTCCCACAAGTGGTGGAGAGGAATCCAGATTTATGAACAAGGATTTATCTCCTGACTTTGTCACTTCTAAATGCAGAGTAGATGATATCTCTAAATGTATTAAAAGTAAGGAAGGATTTCAAAATATGTCAGAATCAGCTTATCCTATATTAATTGGAATAGGCCTTTTAGCTATTTTAATAGCATACAAGTAGAATAACAAATGTCGGACAGTATGTTTCGAATCAAAAAAGGGAGGGAAGCAAAGCAAGAAACCTTGGGTGGAACTCTTGATTCTGTTCATCAAACAGTTATTACTTCTTTGCGTGAATCCCAGGCTAATCAGACTTCTTTAGTTGATCAAATCAAAGAGTTAGAGGCTGAAATTAATCAGTTGGAAACAGCTGATGTTTTTAAGTTAGCTACAAAGCATGATAAGCTGCGCACACTTCAGTCTGAACTAAAAGAGAAGAATCAACTTGATTCATATTTCTTGAAGAATGCAGATTTAATGTTACAGTATTATGGTCAATCTGAATCATCTTCTATAATTACTGCAAAACATGTAGACAATAATACGTTTATGAAGTATTTAGCTCCTGTAGCTCCTATTGAAACAGGACCATCTCGTAAGCAGATGTTTGATGAGTATGTTTCCAGGATGAAGTTGGGCACTGGCACTGAATCTAATGATGTTAATACTGATACCGAACATTGCAATAGATGTAATGTTGCTCGTGAAGAAGTTGCAGCTGAAGGCATCCTGGCATGTCCTATGTGTGGTTCAGAAGAATATATGATGGTTGTTTCTGATTTTCCAAGTTTCAGAGATCCTCCCAAAGAAAGAAATAACTATGCATATAAGAAGATTAACCATCTGAATGAGATTCTGAATCAATTTCAAGCAAAGGAAAGCACAATTATTCCAGATGAAGTTATGAATGAAGTTGTATGCGAAATCAAAAAACGACGCATACAAAATGTTGCTGAACTTTGTGAAAAAGATATCAGGGAAATTTTAAAGAAGTTGAACAGATCAAAGTATTATGAACATGCAGCTCATATCGTATCAAGACTCAACGGAAATCCCCCACCCACTATTACACCAGAAATCGAGGAAAAAATCAGGGCTATGTTCCAGGATATCCAAGCACCTTTTTTATTATACTGCCCAAATGACCGGACTAATTTTCTATCCTATTCGTATATTTTATACAAGTTTTTCGAATTGCTTGAGCTGGATGAGTACAAAGTTTACTTCCCGCTACTCAAATCCAGAGACAGACTAATTAGCCATGACCAAATCTGGAAACAAATTTGTGAGTATTTGCGTTGGGAGTATATCGTGTCAGTTTAAAAATGGAATCACAATAATAATATATTAACAATTTTAAAAATATGTTATCACTCGCTGAGCTAGTTGATAAGATTCTTCCGCTGATTGGAAAAAGTTACAATCTGCCGAAAACTAAGAATAAGGGTCTACCTGGATTATATTTAGAAACTCTTGCTGGTATTCAGCACACATCAAACTGTCTAGATTGTTCCGATGGAGAACTTAAGGTTGTTCCTCTAAAAAAAACTAAAAAGGGTCTTGTTCAGAAAGAAACTATTGCCGTTACTATGATTCAACCAGAATTAAAAACTCAACTGTTTCCAGATTCAAGATGCTATAAGAAATTGAATAATCTCTTAGTAGTTCCATATCTTCGTACAGGCGATATAATTGTCTACATGCAGCCATATCTGGTCAATAAAGAAAAGTATCCTGTGCTGTATAAAATTCTTGAAGAAGATTATTATGAAATCCAAAAACTGTTTAATGAAACAGGTATTCTTGAGTCAAAAAATGGTAAAGTTCTTCAGACAAGAACAAAGGGAGCAGGTCATGGTTCAAAGTCAAGAGCGTTCTATTTAAGAACCTGTTTCTTGAGTCAGTTATTGTAGATATACTATGCTACCGTAATAAGAACCTCGTTAGCTCTTGATTCAGGGTTTGTAGAATTAATCGTACGTCGACAAGAGACTGTTTTTGTCTTAAATGGTTCTGGAAATGCATTTCGGACAAGAGCAACATCAGCATTACTCATCAGAAAGTTTGGCAGTTCGCGAGTCATTTTGAAGAGCGTTTGATGGTTCTCTAGACTGAATCCAGCTGCAGTATATCCAACAAAAGATGTCTCATTCTCTGGAGCATATGGTGGATCCAAATATACAAAATCTCCTTTTTTAACAACTAGATTTTCAAATCCCTGGCAAGTAAAGACTACATTCTTGATAAGGTTAGAAATTGAACGGATATGGTCTGCTTCAAGGATTATCGGTTTCTTATAATGTCCATATGGAACATTGAAACCACGTGGACCTTCTCGATAGACTCCTCGAAAACAAGTCTTATTCATGAAGAGAAACATGGCTGAACATTCTATCGTATTTTGATTTTCTGTATTATTAAAGACTGAACGAATCCAATAATAATATGATTCACGTGATGTTGCATCCGCTAATGTTGCTGGAGTACGATTCACATCTTTTCCTGTAAGACTATAGAAATAGTCTGAAAGAATCTTTACCTGGTCAATAAACTCTTCTGGATTTGTTTGAATATTTTTATAAAGTCCAATCAGTTTTGAGTTAAGGTCACTGGCATAGACAGTTCCATTTATTTTGATGTTTGGGTCAGAAAGCACTGCCAATAAAACACTTCCACCTCCTAGAAAAGGTTCATGGTAATTATTCATTTCTCGAGGGAAAAGAGCCATAACATCCTTGATAATTTGTGTTTTTCCACCAACCCACTTTAGAAATGGCTTCATATCTTATGGACTTGGAATTAAAAAGATGAATCAAGTTCCGTTTTTGAGTTAAAAATTGCCCAAAGGCGTATTAAAAGGGCGATGCCTTGCAGGCAGCTGTCAGCTCGCTAAGGATTTTCCTGAGCTCTGCATTCTTTGCCTCCAGCTTTCTGAGCTGAGCAGCCTGCATTGCAATCTCCTCAGCTTGGTCGTGTTTCTCCCAACACAGGCTATTAACCTGGCCTGTTAGCTCGTTGATGCGAGCATAGGCTTGTGTAGACTCAGTCTCCAGTTTGCGTTTCTGGTCAAAGAGCCATTCGATGAGATCTGCGGCCTCATTGAGGAGCACGCTGCGAGACATCTTGTTAACAAAAATTTAACAATGCAGAACAATTCCGTTTTTAGTCGACTTCCTTTACCCTGTAAAATTCATTGACTTCTTTGGGAGGTTCTACAGGTTTTGGGGGGATATACTTCTCGATAAGTTTAATTAAACTTTCAATTTGTTCAAGATTACGCAATGCAATTTCTCTTGCTTTGGGTGATCTAGGGTCCATTATATATTAAAAATGGGACTATTAAAGTCCTAATATCTGTTAAAGTACCTTGAGTGAAGGTAAAGCGGGTCATAGACGCGCGGACCATAGCAGGTTGTGCGAAAGCAGCCAAGGGCTTTCCAGCTCTCTTCTTTAGGAAGTTCGAGGAAACCCTGAACTGTCATTCTAGCCTTCATTGCCAGGAGCCGAACAGCATCTTCATGCTTGAGGCGCTTGATTTTGTTCCCGTCGGGATCGTAGTCCAGGCGCATGTTCTTTGCAACAACCTTTGCGCGAGGCGAAGGCCAGGTGTGGTGGTTGTAATCCATTGTGTTGTGTATTAATCCTGGAAAAATGAAGAATCCATTTTCCTTACTTGGATAGACCAAGCTTTCCTCTCTCGTTGTGTGTTCTCACTTGAGTATATGTTGGCACACTTGTTGGCATGCTTGTTGGTCTAGCAAACTTGGTGCTGTTAACTGCGGCAATTGCCAGTAGCATGAGAAACTTGAGCATTTTTTATAATAATATTCCGATTCTAAGTAAATTCCATTTTCAATAAAAAATGCGCCACCATGCGCTATCACCGTCTAGGCTGGCTTTAAATAAGCAAACCGGACCAGAGTGTAGTGGACAAAGTTGTTCTCCGTCTCCACAAACCCGCCATTGGCAAGGAATGTGGAGAGGATAAAGTCCTTGTCGACAAGCTGCTGTCCCATTGCTTCTAGAGCGTAGTCGTAGAAGTGGTGGGCGAGATCCCACCCGACCATTTTGTGGTGGTCCAGCGTGAATGTTGAAAAGTCCCTGCGGAACTTGGGGTGCGTGATCCACTTTATGATCTTCTCGAGAGAGGACATAGTGGCCGTGTTCAGAATCTTATTCTTATATATCCAAATTCCATTTTTGATTAAAAATTGTGCCTTTCGGCTGTATTACTCCTTGCACGTCTTGCTATAGTGTCCAAACCCATCGCACTTAAGGCAGTGCCCTCGGCGAGTGGTATACACTTTTCTGTAGTCATTAATGAGCTCTGTCTTTCGACGAATTGTCTTCATCCAGCGCTGTTTTGAGTCAGAGCGTGTGTGGTTTTTGTGGCAGGTGATGCATAAGACCTCCAAGTTGAAGCGAATTGTGCGGCCACCCTTGTGCCAGGGAATAATGTGATTTGTTTCACACTCCTTCCAGTCCAGGTCATGCTCTTTCAAGCATCTTGGGTTTGCACATCGGCCATTCTGCTCTCGCAGGATCTGGCGACGAAACCATGGTGGGATACTGCGGGTGTTCAGATTAACCATACAGAGAGCGTGTTTACGACCTCGGTGCAGTTGGTAATAATTATGTTGTAATTCTGTAATAATCCATTTTTATAGACCATATATATCTGTAGGAAGTTTGCAGTCAAGACCATTTCCTGCAGGAACAGAACCTTTAGCACAACTTGTCTTGCGACTGTCTGGCAAGGAAGTAAATCCCTCTATCAGCTGCTTTCCGAAAAAATGATGAAGAACAGCAAATATTAATGCAAGAAGAAGAGCATGAATATGATTCTTAGTTCCAAGATATGATACTATGTAGAATAAAGCTGCATTAAATACTGCCCACTTCCACATTTGTTTATCATCGAGGATATTTACTTGCGCTTCAAGACCTTATGAAGGGCGATGTGAATTACAGTAAACAGCAGTGCCTTCACGACGGGAGAAGGAACAGGACCCAGGGAGGGGACTGCGAGCATGAAGGCGACCACATAGAACGTAAAAGCAGTCAGAAGGAAATACACGTACATTTTTATTTTTTACGCAAGAAATTACATTTTCCGAATGCCCTTTCCACCTTCGCCATATAAGCCTTTTCCAGTTGATACAACACTATCTACAAGGCGAGCAACGACATGGTGAGTGAGGGCGAACAGTAATGCATGAACGAATACCTTATATCTACCCCCCAGGGTGACAAGAACTCCAGGAACAAAGAGGGCGAACACTAAAGCACTCGCTAAAACGTGAAGAACCTTATCAAGCATTTATTTCTAAGCATCCGATTAATTCTTGCCCATAGGAATCTGCGTCTCGCCTAATGCAGGCTTATATGTTGCTACCCCTCCAGGATTAGGTATACAAGTTGTTTGTTTAGAATTGGCGGGGTCGGTGACCTTGATCGAACCATTCGGGCACGTCTCCCCAAACGTACTCTGCATTCCTTCACGTAACCAAAATCTGCGGTATAAATACATCACAATATGAGTGCATAATGCAAAGACAGCGGCCTCTTTTAGTAGGCTTTGACTTACACGTCTATCGCGAGTTGCATAAACGCGAAAACCAATATATACAGCTGTAACAAGAAGGGCTGGAACAATGTTGAACATTTATTACTTCATAAAGGTTTTCTTTACCCAGTTGCGGTCGGTCTTGATTGTTTTAGATTTTGTAGGAGATGAGTATTTGGTGTAAACTGCAAGTGCATTTAATTTACGGAATGTAGAAAGGGGTCCAACTGACCGGACAGTTTTGCGCAATGAACGACGACGAGATGTTTTGCTGCTTTTAGCATGATATCCATGAAGTTCACCTTTCTTAAGTTCGCCAATACCAGGATGTGTCTTCCAATATCTTCTTGTATGTTTACGACCTCCACATGTTTCTGTCATTTACTTTCTGCGAAGTTTTCTTTTGCCACCAGCACGGCCATCGTGAAATAGTTCATAAAACAGGTAATAAATATCGCGACATATTGAGTATAACAACTTCCAGAATTTTTTCAGGAACTCAAACATTTATGTTATTATCTAGATTTATTGGGACACGATGAGCAACCAGTAGCCTTGGGTGTAAACCTTGGGTAAAAATAATAAACAGCAGCAGCAATGACTAAAACTACGAGAAGATAATGCCACATTTATTTGTTATCAAGAGTTTTCATATGTAAAACATAACATATTAATGGGTATTCCTTTTTATTTTGCTAGTTTGATACGTAACCATTCTGGAATTACGCGAGTTGTTCGTGATCCAATTAAAGCTGATATCCTGGGCATTGATTTTAATTGTTTGATTCATCGTTATCTTGGTTCTGATCCTATAAAGAGTGTTCTGGACGCCTTAGAGCATATATTGGGTGTTTGTCGAGCAAAGAAAGTATTTATTGCTTTTGATGGATTAGTTCCTTATGGTAAGATTGTTCAGCAAAGATATAGAAGGTTTCGAATTAAAGAGGCAGAATCATTTGATAAAAACCAGATTTCACCGGATACTCCTTATATGCGTTCATTAGAGCAAGCAATCAGAGATAGATTTCCTCAGATAGAGCTGTCTCCTACTCAAGTTCCAGGAGAGGGAGAGCACAAAATTTTCCAAGAAATCAAAAAGCTTCCAGAAGATCAGCGCGAGTCAATATGTATTTATGGTTTGGATGCAGACTTAATTTTGCTGTCACTATTCAATCATCATTTGGCACCACAAATAACATTGCTCAGAGAGTCTGGGGAGTTTAATGATCCAACACTGAAAGAAGCTGAGTTTTCGTTGCTTGATATTCAAAAATTAATTACGCAACTTCCTATGGATATTGAGCAATATCTTGTATTATCTGTGTTGTGTTTTGGGAATGATTTTATGCCGAGTTTAGGTATCTTTTCTTTGCGTGAGGATGGGTATGGTCGTGCCATGGAGTATTATACCAAATCTGGAAAACCTGATTTGACAACGGAGAATGGTCGTGCAATCTTTTTAGATTATTCTGCAAGCAAAGAAACCTGTGTTCTAAAGGAGCTTGTTAAGTTGCGTAAAAAACCATTTGAACGGGCTATAGTAGGAAGGTCTGCAAACTGTATTTCGGTAAAGTATGGTCTTCATATTCTAGACGGAGTCGCAAATATGGAGCCAGTAGTAGATGCCTTTTGGAAGACATTTCATTGGACAATATACTATTTTAAGACGAATGAAATCTGTAATTGGAATTGGGTCTATCCTTATCCAGAAGCTCCTTTGCTTCAAGACATAGTGCAGTTCTACGAAACAGACCTTTTATTTTCAAAACTATCTTATACTGTCAATAATCAATTGCAGGTTATATTGCCTTCTAAGTCATTACACCTGGCTAAACGGAGAGTTATATATACAGATGAACATTACGAAGAGACACGAGAGCCCTGGATGAAGAAATTTGAATGGGAGATGAAGCCACGAATAAGCATTCCTTGGAATCCTAACGCTTCGTTAACCTCAGTCTCCCTCCTGCAAATCCAACCTTAACAGAACTTAAATTACCAGAGAATGTCAATCTCGTATCAGATTTTTCTATACTGGTCGTAACATCTTCTTCGTTTAATTCTGGAATTGGTATTTCACGTGGAGTCCAGTACTCATTATTTATTTTTTCCATTTCCCTTACACTTGCCATCGCCATCATATTATCTCCCGAAAGTTCACGTGTCCAATTTTTAGTTAAGTAATTTATGTATGCAGTTCGGAACTCAGCAAGAGAAGTGTGAGAAGTTGCCTCTCTGAGAGTTTGTAAGCAATCTGCAACTGTAGAAGGTCTTGGTTTATCAAGACGTCTATTTACAGTATTATGAGCTCGAAATACAAATATTGCAAATTCCTGGCGAGAGTTTAAAAATCCAGGATACATATTTCTGTAAATTAATAAAATGCTTTTGAAATGATTTTTACACGAATTACAGGAGATTGTTTCAGCAAATAAATTAAGAAATCTAGTTGCTATACCTTTCTCCAAATCGGATGGATTTTCTGGATATATTAAACTAACAGAATGCAATGTCATCCATCCTAATGGTCCCCAAAGTTTAGTCATTATAAAACTAAACCGAAACAAATCCAGCAGAAACAGCGTTGTCTAAAATCTGCCTGGAAATACTAGGAGGAGTCTTAGGATTGAGAACAAGGCCCTTATTGCGAACAACCTCTTGAACTTTCGAATCAGACATGCTTGAAATACGACGCTTTAAAGTTTTACGTTGTTTCTTCATGCCTTTTTCAGTGAGTAAGCGCAATGTATGTTTTCTCATACCTTTCTTTAGTGATGGAGATTTAGAAGGATCCGTTACACCCTTAAGAGTAAATTTGGACTTTTTCATTATACCCTTGGGAAAGGTCTTCAAGGTCTTGCGTCCTCCAGTTTTTGCTTCAGGTGTAGGATCATCACTTCCCATTTTTTGAATGGTAATATTCTTTGATGCCATTCCTTTGTTAAAAATGGATAGAGAATGATTTACGTAGAACACCTCTTAATAACATACTATGGACTGGGAAGCAATTCGTTCATTCTTTGTGAACCAGGGACCCCAGAAGTTGGTAGAGCACCAGATTGAATCATATGAAGATTTCATCCGCAACAAGCTTCCTCTGATTGTATCATCAACTGCACCAATTGTGGTATGGCATGAGCAAGATGAGGTAACAAAAAAGTATAAGTACGAGTTCAGACTATCATTTGAAAATATCACGTATATCAAACCTCGTATTCACGAGGCAACTGGTCGTGTCAAGCCCATGTTCCCCCAGGAAGCTCGTCTTCGCAACTTTACCTATGCAGCTCAAATGTTTGCAGATGTCAGATTTGTGACTCGCATGTATTCTGGAGAGAAGCTCGATGTGATTACTGAGCAATACCGCGTATTCGAGGGAATTTCCCTGGGAAAGATTCCAGTCATGCTTGGATCATCTCTCTGCATCATGAAGGACTATCCAATGTCCTACGAGGAGCTTGGCGAGTGTCCGAATGATCCATTTGGATATTTCATTATCCACGGTTCCGAGCGCACAATCCTGTGCCAGGAGAAAGTGGCAGATAACAGAATCATGGTATTTGCTTCTAAGAAGACAGCAGCAAAGTATACTCACACGGTTGAGCTCAAGTCACTTCACGAGTCATTCACTATGCCTCCTAAGAAGCTTGAGATTCGCATGAATACCAAGTTTAACGGATTTGGTCAGCCAATGACTGCATGCTTTCCTCGATTTCGTGAAGATATTCCAGTAATGGTTATCTTCCGTGCACTGGGACTTGAAGCAGATGAAGATATCGTAAAGCTGGTGTGGGGAACCAATACTGAGCAATACGAGTCCCTTACTGCCTCATTTCGTGAGTGCTCTGATATCAAGGTATACAGCCGCGACGATGCAGTTGAGTACCTATCTCATCACCTCCAGTATGGCACTAATATGGAGGACAAGAAGGAGTATGTGCGCATGCTTTTGGAGTCTGAGCTTCTTCCTCATGTTCGATTTGGAGGAGATACTGCATCTAAGCAGACATTCGAATCCCGCAAGTGTATTCTGATTTCTCTCATGATCAAACGCCTTATCCTGACAATCCAAGGAAAGATTCCTCTGGATGATCGTGATGCATATCCTAATAAGCGCGTAGTTACTACTGGTGCTTTGCTTACTCATCTGTTTCGACAGCTGTTTCAGAAAGTGTGCAAGGATGTTCGTGGCAAGTTTGTTCACGAAGTTAACAACGATACCTGGAAGAAGGGAGAACCCAGGCCTCTAGAAGTTTTGAACATCAATAATCTATACAAGATTCTGAAAGTTTCAACAATTGAAGGGAAGTTGAAGCAGGCGCTTGCTACGGGTAACTTTACTGTTCAGGGTGTTGGGCCGGCTAATGCAGGATCAACTGCCACCAAGGTTGGTGTTTCGCAAGTTCTAAACCGCCTATCTTACCTGGCTACTGTTTCCCACCTGCGGCGTATTCAAACGCCTGTAGAGAAGTCAGGTAAGCTGCTTGCTCCTCGCAAGTTGCATGGAACATCATTTGGTTATGTGTGTCCAGTGGAGACACCAGAGGGTCATTCTGTTGGTATTGTGAAAGCAATGTCTATGATGACTTCAATTAGTCAGCACACACCAGCTATGATTGCTATGAAACTGATTGATACTGCTGGTGTAGACTGGATTACTGACCTGGTCAATGCTCCTGGTATCCCCGTTTCAATCAATGGTGTTATTGTAGCATATACGCAGAAACCATCAGTTGTCTTCAGTATTCTGAAGGAGGCTAAGAGAACATTTGTTCTGCATCCTCATTCTGGAATTACATGGAGTGTTACCAAGCAAGAGATCAGCATTGAGACAGATGGTGGTCGTATTGTTCGTCCACTATTCAAGGTTCAAGATGGAGTAATTCTTCCAAAGCCTTCTTCATCCGATTGGAATGATTGGGTGAAGGCAAATGTTGAGTATATTGATCCTGCAGAGTCTGATACAGTTCGTATTGCGATGATGCCAGCAGAGATAACTGCTCAACATACTCATTGCGAGATTCATCCTTCGCTGATGCTGGGCCACATGGCTAGCACGATTCCTATGTCTGATCACAACCAGTCACCAAGAAATACGTATCAGTCAGCAATGGGCAAGCAAGCAATGGGTCTATATGCAAAGAATTATTCAAAGCGTTTGGATAAGAATGGTTATGTGCTTTGTTCTCCTATGCGTCCATTTGTGGAGACGAGGATGATGAATGTAATGAAAGTTCAGGAAATGCCATTTGGTTATAATGCTATTGTAGCAATTGGTATTTATTCTGGATACAACCAGGAAGATTCAGTTATTCTCAACAAGGGTGCACTGGACCGTGGACTGTTTAGGTCACTGTATTACACTATCTACAAGGATGAAGAGCATCGTAATGTTGCATCTGGCAAGGAAGAGAAGTTTGCCAAGCCACGCCGTGAAAATACTCGTGGATTCAAAAACTCATCCTATCATGCTATCCAAGAGAATGGTATGCCTGCTGCAAATTCCATCATCCAGGAGAATGATGTTGTTATTGGCAAGGTGACTAATTTGAAGTCAGATTCTCATGGTTATACGTTCCGTGATTCTAGCACGACTCATAAGGGAGCAGAAGCTTGTCGTGTTGATGGTGTGTGGCAAGACAAAAACTCTGATGGATATCCTTTCATCAAGGTCCGAGCAGTATCTGAGCGAGTGCCTGAGATTGGAGATAAAGTAAGTTCCCGCCACGGCCAGAAGGGAACATGTGGTATCATTCTGAATGAGGAGGATATGCCTTGCACTGCATCTGGTCTGCGTCCTGACATCATTATGAACCCTCACGCGGTTCCTTCACGCATGACAATTGCTCAGCTGATGGAGACTATGTTTGGTAAGATTTGTACTGAGAAGGGAACAATGGGTGATGGAACACCATATTCTCATTTGAAGATCGAGGATTTGCGTAAGCACATGGTAGAACTTGGTATGCATCCATATGGGAATGAGATCATGTATAATGGTCAGACTGGTGAAATGATGGAGGCTGAAATCTTTATGGGTCCGACCTTTTACCAGCGGCTAAAGCACATGGTGAGTGATAAGAAGCATTCTCGTGCTCGTGGACCTATTGTGTCGCTTACCAGGCAGCCATGCGAGGGACGAAGCAGAGATGGAGGTCTGCGTGTTGGTGAGATGGAGCGTGATTGTATGCTGAGTCACGGGACAGCAATGTTTACGAAGGAACGACTGATGGATGTTTCAGACCCATTCAATACGGGGTTCTGCAAGAATTGTGGAGTCCTGGCAGTAGTAAACAAGGAAGCATCCCTTTACGACTGTGGAACATGTGGAGTTCAGACTGAGTTTGAGATGAAGACAATTCCCTATGCAATGAAGCTCTGGTGCCAGGAACTAGAAGCAATGCATATTGTTCCTAGATTGGTGTTCGAGTAAATAATCATCTAGGCAGGATGTTTTCTTAAGATAAATTCATTGAGATTAACAAATTCTAATGGGTATACCTTACAGAAATTTGGAGGACTACCTATTATTTCAAATGGAAGACTATTATCACGAATATTTTTAACAATGTCATTAACTGCTGGGTTAACTCCTGGGCAATAGATAGAATCGTGATAATCATCAAACACAACAAACCCTCCTGGTGCTACAAATTCACTAAATACAGTAAAATCATGTATTACTGCATCATAGCTGTGATCTCCATCTATAAACAAAATATCTGTCTTAAAATTTCTAGAACGAAGATCTTCAGCTAGACTTTTATCAGTTGAAAATTTTTTGGTAAGTTCAACATCATAATTATGAATGTTAAACCTGGCAATATTACTATTGATAATATCAATTGTATTACAACCAATATGAAATGGATCAATTGATATGCATTTTACCTTGGATGGATGTTGCAACATCAAGCAAAGAGAACCTCCGTGATATGATCCAATTTCTGTATAAATAACTTCATCTTTTTCTATTAAAGAACGAAGTGTATAAAGAATATGAAAATGTTGATGAAATGTATTACCATCCATTGTTTTTACGATAGTTTTAACAATACCACTTGTCGTGGGAGTATTTTTTTCAATTGCTGATATTACGTCCATGTTTATTAATGAATACATTTAATTTATCCTTGACCTTGAACGTCATGAACGCAAAGTAGAAGAGGAATAAAAACTACATATTTTTTAGGATCGGTAAATACAGTATTTCTTATATAATTTATAAGCTGAATATCTCCACATTCATAGTGTATCTTACCAGGTCTAAATCCGTCATATTTAAAATCCAATGCAATAGACCTATGAATTGTTATCGAGGAATGGTTTAAATTGCATGGCATTGGTAGATAGTAAGTATTTTCAAGAGTTGATTTTATTTCATTACATTCTATTCTAGGAAGAGCACTGCCCATATGTTTGCTGTAGTGAAATATGCATATGGGCTCTGGATGTAAAGATAAGGTGTAGTTCAGTATTTGTATTTTTTTACTGCTGAAAAAATCATCATCGTCGTGATGTACTATGTACGAACATCCGTCTTCTAGTGCCATTTGATGAGAAGTATTCATTGCATTACAGCCACCAACCATCCATAAATTGTGTCCAGCGGCAATGTTCTCTCTTTCATGCGCATATGTTAAATTTTTATAAGTTATCTTATCTTTTGGAAATGATGATATACACTCTAAAAACTCATCATTATTTTCATATTTGTCTCCAACCAGGTAAAGATGCCAATTTGTAGCTGTTTGACTAAGGATTGCATCTAGACTTCGTTTTAAGTAAGACGGAGTCTTGCCACTTTTACGCTGATATGTTGCCATACAAATTCCAAATTTTTCGGGGCCCGTTCTAAACTCAGGTATATCTCCATCAAATATGAGTTTTTCCATTTATGTATGTAGATTGTATATTATTAAAGTATGAGTTTTTACAGTGTAATTGAATTAGCATCATTGGGTCTAAAAAAATTTGGTAATAATGTTCTAATCAGCAGGTATGCAAGACTAAACAATCCTGGTAATATTACTATTGGTGATAATGTCAGAATTGATGACTTCTCTATTCTATCCAGTGGATCGGAGCCATTTATTTTAGAAGATAATATACACATTTCAGCAGGAGTATATATTTATGGTCAAAATGGGTTTCATATGAAATCCTTTTCAAACATATCGCCTGGGTCTAAGATTTTTACTCAATCTGATACATTTAATGGTGACTTTTTAATTGGACCAATGGCGCCTATTGAATATAGATGTATTTATGGTTCTTCTTTGGTAATTGAAAAACATGTTATAATTGGCGCAGGTTCTATTGTTTTACCAGGAGCCAAGTTTGGCGAAGGAGTCGCAATCGGAGCCAATTCTCTTGTTAAAGAAGAATGTATGGAATGGAGTATATATGCTGGTTCACCTGTTAAATTTATTAAAGAACGTTCGAAGAAACTTCTAGAACTAGAGAAGAAGGTGCTTTGATTTTTCATAAATGTATCCAGGTATTAATAATGAATACTACAGATAGATTATTGGTTTTACTGAATTGTTTTTTTAACACTTCAGACATCGAAAGAACACTCATATCTTTAATAAACACCGAGTTTCCTTGTGACATAATTTTTTTAGAAAATCCTAGTAAATATAGTGATTCTATTCGAATATTAGCAAAAAAATATAATATTTATAAGCACTTTATGTGTTCTGATAATATTGAAGGAAATATATTTCATATTTTTTGCAATACACATAAACATATAATAGACCAATACAGGTATATTGCAATGTCAGAAGCAGATGTTGTTTTAGATAAAAATGCTCTTCATGAATGCATTGGTCTATTAGATAACTCGACCGACAGAGTTGATCTAGCATCTATAGACCTGCATCTTAATACAGAAAAATATCACAATTTACCTATAAGTCAGTGGGTTCCAACTTCTTCTATTGTAGACAATTATTTAGTTGGGCATACTGGATTTCAGTTTATAGTCTTCAAAAAAAATACACTAAATGAGTTCATTACTAGTTTAAATAATAAAAAAATATCTGCACACGTAGCATTAGGAGTTCATAACTATTACGGTTTATCAGATACTAATCTTTTTTGGTTTGTTCATGAAAGAAACAAACTATGGATTCGAACGTTAGATAGTAAACTTGATCACATTGGCTGGGAACATTATATACAAAACGATGATGAGTATGTTCAAGAAAAGAATAAAAATATTACAAGCGGAAAACTTAGGACGAATTTAACCTTAGCTAATTACAGTTTAATTGAATTATAGATACTATTCTATCAACATCATCCCTTGTCATATCATCTGTGCAAGAAATACAGATGATTTGGTTATACATAGCAGTTGCAACTGGTCCTGGTATTAGTGGTGTGTAATACTTTCGGCAATAAATATCATTGTCTAGGAGTTTTTGCATAACTTCTGCGCTATTATCCATAAGTATGCTTATACATGAAACAAATGGAATTCCGTCAGAAAAATTAGGAAAAAATTTAATGTCTTGTCTCTCAGAAATGCGGTTCACAAAATAACCGTAAACATCATTTTTCTTATTGACAATAACATCAAAGTTGTCCAGGTACTGTATAATATACACTGCCTGTAGATCAGACATTTTATAGTTTCCACCTTTTCTATGCCATTTTCCAATTGGAGATGTATTGTCAATTCCAAAATTGATAATATTTCGGAAAGTTCTTTCAAACTTCTTATCTATAATAACGCACCCTCCTTCACCGAACCCTATAGGTTTAGTATGGTGAAAACTTAGAGTTGAAGCAGTCCCATAATTGCAAGAGTTGCGACCTTTATAAAATGTGTTTGATGTGGCAGCATTATCAAAAATAAGAAATTTATTGTGTGTCTTGCACCAGGATTCATACTTAGAGATATCAACAACATTTCCAAAAACATTTGTAACAATAATACCATCGCATGTATTCAAATCAATTAAATCGAGATCTATACCTCCGTCGTGATCAATATCAACAATACGTGCATTATCAAGATATCCCTGAGCAGATGCCGGAAATGTAAATGATTGTGTGTAAAATGTCATGTCTTTTGAGTGATATAACTCAATAGCAGCCACTGCAGCCCAAATGGCAGCAGTTCCGTTAGACACACATATAATTGCTTTAGAATCTTCTATTTTGAGAGTTTCTCGTATTCTATTCTCAAGCATCTCCACTAAAGGACTGCCATTTGTAAAATGATTCTTTTCAATTGATTTTTTAAGAAGTTCTTTTACTCGTTCATGATTTATACTTTTTCTTGCAACCCAAGATACCATTTATTATATTGTAAAGTATTAGCTTTAAAGCATGATAGTTCCTGAAGTCATTTATATAAAACTGATATATAGAGAACAAATGATTTCTCAAACTGGATTTTGGACATTTGAGGGTCAGCGTTTTGATCAGGAACATTGTTATGATGCAAAACTATCTGATGCTATTGTTTCAATTGCTAAGCAGAGGAAAATCACTAAATCATATGATTTTGGTTGTGGTCCAGGAAACTATGTTCGCAATTTTAGACAGAATGGTATTGAAGCATTTGGGTATGATGGTAATCCTGTAACATCTAAGCTTCCTTGGTGTTCTGTGCAAGATTTGACTGCTGATTTTCAGCTTGATCCTGTTGACTTTTTACTTTGTCTTGAAGTTTGTGAGCATGTTCCAAAAGAGTTTGAGGAGAAACTGCTAAAAACAATTGATAGACATGTAAATCCTGGAGGAATGCTGATTCTTTCTTGGGCTGTTGTTGGTCAGGGTGGTCTAGGCCATGTAAATTGCCAGAATAATGATTATGTTATTTCTAAGTTTCAGTCTATGGGATATACTTATAATTTGACCGACAGCATTCATCTGAGAAATAATGTTTCAAATGCAGGATGGTTCCGTAATACTGCTATGGTTTTTATTAAGAACTAACAAATGTTATGATATTATAAATGCTGCCAGTATTAATTACTTACTCTAATCTTGGCTATATTGAGTTTGCTAAGAACTTAATTCTGAGCTTAGCAAACGTCTTAAAGAATCATAAACTTCATTTTTACTGCCTGGATGAGGCAACATATCATGAACTTTCTTTAAAACCATACGACTTTTTAACTATTGAGCTATTTGATCAGGATGTTTCGTTAGATTTTGAGAGTTATAATACTGAAAACTATGTTAAACTTACTCATACAAAAACAAATGTATTAAAAAATGCATTAAATAAGTATCCATTTATACATTTTATTGACTGTGATGTTGTTTGCTTAAAAGAGCCTACAGAAGAGCATTATGCTCCTTATGCACATTACGATATTGTATTTCAATATGATTGGAATTTTGAAAATAATGTGCCACTCAATTTTTTTGGGACATGGCAATGTACTGGAAATATGTCACTTCGCAGAAGCAATGGAACGATAAGTCTGTTAAACAAGATTGAACAAGCGCAAACTAAAAGTCATACTAAAAATGATCAACAATGTCTAATGGATGTCTTAATTTATCAACATATATCCGATATTAGACATTATAGATATACACAATTATTTGTATATCCCCCCGAAGAATATGCTAATGGTTCCTGGAAAGGAGATACATCTCGGATATATTTCTTTCATGCAAATCATGTGGCTGGTAAAGAACCTAAAATTGAACTCTTAAAAGGTTTAAATCAATGGTATCTTTAATAGTTAATGTTCGAGTTTGTTGATCACGTTGTATATATTAATTTATCTAACCGAACTGACCGAAGGATGAGCATTGAGGCTGAATTGGCAAAGTATTTTCCTAATTCAAAAATTTCCAGATTTAATGCTACATATCATGAGAAAGGTTATA